GAAGTTCTGTCTTAATAATAATATTTGTAGCACCTTCTACCCGATGCTTGAGCCACTCTTTTGCTTCAAGTCCGTATTTCTTTTCATGCTCGTCTGACGTGCGTGATTCTGGTGTATCAACACCAGCAAGACGAATTCTCTTGGTAAGGGAGATATCAAACCCTAAATCAATGTCTGCATCAACTGTATCTCCATCAATTACTTTATGAATCGCACGGATTCTGTAAATATAAGGATCTTTTTCTGACATTAGAAAGGTAACCTAAACTCCTTCGTATTTAGTTTAGGAATTGGTAATTTTTCAAATGCCTTGTTGACTTGGTTCTCCACAACTTTACCAACAAACTCTTCTGGATTATCTAAAATCTTCTGTGCTTTCTGATAGGTTACATAAGCACCGTAGCATAGTGCGGCACTAATGGTCAGGCTTGTCGCTGACAGAATGATTGCTATGTTTTTCATTTCTTTTTGCCACCTTTTTTAATGGTCCTCTTGTCTGGACGGGACTTCCCTCCCTTGTGAATCCATTTCACCATCTTTCATTTCCTCAAATGCTAACCTCATTATGTAGTAGATAATATAAGCAGTAAATGCAAGACCACAAGATAAAATTATAAAAACACCCCAAGGAAACTCATTCATTTTTTACCCTCTGTACATTCATCTTCTTTTTCCTTACCTTTGAATATCTTATGTTTTCCATCATTCTTCATAAATCCACAACCAATTAACCACTCCTTTGTTAGGGGTGTTGGTTCTACTCTTTCCCATAAAGGTCCAAGAGTGCAAGTTTCCAAATAGGTTGCCGTTTCTCCTGGTCTTATTTTTGCCACATTTGCATCTGATTCCCAGGCAACTGCTGCACCTTGTCCTGCAATGCCATAAATTCTTGCTGTCTGCTCACGGATATAATCAGGAATATCTTTGTCTTGATGAACTTGTGCAATCCAAGCAGTTTGAATTCCTGCACCCATACAATCTTGAACGGTGTGCCAACCTTCGTGTCTTAAGGTTTTAATAAATTCTCTCTTATCATCTAATAGATCTCTACGAATAAAGAATCTATTGAAGTTTGGTTTGTAAATACCGTTTGTATTTGTAAGAAAATATCTCTCATCAGCAATATAAAAAGCAACACCTAACTTATCAAGTGCCGTCAGAATTCTTTTGATCTCTTCTTTGTATTCTTCCTGTGCCTTACCGAAATCATAGTTAGGTCCTACTCTATCAATTCCTTTGGTGCATTCCATAAGGATCATACAACCCATTGCATCCATACTATAATCTTTTACAACTGGTTCAGATTTTGCAATTGTTGGTAATGATAAAAACAAAGTAGCACAAACTGCCAATAGTTTTTTCATTCGTTCCACCATCCCTCTTGTTTATGTATCCAAACTTTCAAGTCCTTTACATAATTTCTTAATATTTCTGCTTGTGATAAATGCCACTCATCTCCTGTTTTAACATATGCCTTGATGTGCTCATCAACAGCATCAAGGCATTTTTTAATTACAGGATTCCAAGGTTCCCGAATTGGAGTATTCCATTCGCGTGGCATAGTGCCTCACTTTTTCTTACCACCGTTTTTTGCTTTGTTAGCATTAGCGTTACCAGAGTTCTGCTTTTTATTGTTAGCAGATCCAGCACTACCTTTTTTACCTTTGTTAGCAGATTTTGCCATTTTAACCTCAAGTACGTGGTTGAACTTGACCTTCTAAAACTTCAACTCTTGCTTCCAAAGAAGGTGCTTCAAGAGAAGATGCTGCATCTGCTTCAGGAGCAGGAGGTTCTGGTGGAGCCTCTACAACTACTTCTTCTCTTTTTGGTTCTTCTTTATGCTCATCATCACCACCTTTCTTCATGGTATTAATTCCAAAAGTAGCAGCAGAAGCAGTGAAGACGGTCGCAATAAAAGTTGGATCCATCTTGGCAAGCATACCAGCGTATGATGCAGTCAAAAGAGCGGCAGACCAACTCAAAATAGCAATACGAATCACTTGTCCCATAGCTTTTTCCTTTGTGTTTCCCATCAGTGCCGATGATTGATGTCTTTTTTATTTAGGATTTTAGAACCTAAACTTAACCTTACCTGCAATAGAGTTTGTAGTTACACCATCGGCAACACCATAAGATCCTTCAACAAAGAGAACTTCTTTGTAATCTAAAGATCCTGTAAAGTTATAAGAATTGTCAGTGCCATAAGAGCCATCAATACTGATACCAAAAACATCGTGTTTCTTACCTCCAAATCTGGTTTCCAGTTTAACACCTGCTTCACCAACGTGAGTTGTTTGATTAGATGCATCTACACTTCTTGCTGACTGAATAGAACCAGTTTCAGTGTATGCATCTCTTCTTACATTAGAAACAGTGTAACCAACAAATGGCTTAAACCATCCAGAATTATTTACATATAATCTGTTATGAACCCACCATTGTTGTCCTGTTGTTTCACCAGCATTATGGAAGATGCCCTCTACAGTTCTATTATAGTTGTAATTGTCTTGTGACGCACCTGCATTTGTTACAAGTGATACGTCTCTACCATGGAAACTATTGAAGATACCAATATGTTGTCTGGTTGATTGTGTCCTTGAGTCAACACCATTGAGGTTTATGTTGACTTGATTATACATGGCACCAGCAGTCCATCCTTTTGTTAGATCATATTCAAAACCACCACCAAAGATTTTGGTATCTGCCTTGTACTCATCAGCATTATATGATTGAACAAATCTGGTATTATCAAATACTCTAAATCTCCTCTTATGATTTGTCATTGGTTCGTGGTCAAGTAGACCATTGATACCACTATTGACTTTATCTATTATTTCTAATTGATCTACACGACCATAAAGATCTCTATAAGTATGATACTCATCATATTGAGAAGAAGTTACATAAGTATCAACAGGTGTTCCATATGTGACTGTATCATTACCATTTGAATCAGTTGTTGTGGTAACTGGAGTGGTTGTTACAGTTGTAAGTAATGGAGTTGTAACACCTGTCTTCATATCTACATGAATCTTTTGTTTTCCACTATTTTCAGTTGCAGTGAAAGTAGGTGTATGAGTAACAGTTGGAGCTCCAGATGCTACGGTTGCATAAGCAACTGATGGACGAGTGACTGCAGTTGAATCAAGTGCGGTTGAAGTTACTGCAGAAGTTGTAGTTCCATTTGAAGAGGAACTTGTTGATGTTGCAGTTCCTTCGGATACAGTAACCGTACCATTTGCATAAGTGGTTGTTGTCGTTGGAGTGACTGTGGTTACAACCGTTGTAACTGGTGTCGTATCAAGAACTGTATCGGTATAAGTTCTGACTCTTGGATTACCATCTGAATCAGTATCAGTTACAGTTCTGGTAACTGTCCTTGTTCCAGTGGTATTTGATACTGAAGATGATGTAGTTGTAACAGGAGCAGATACAGCAGTATAGTTCAGAACCGTTGATGTAACTTGTGATGATGGAGTTCCATCTACTGAAGATGTTGTTACAACAGGAGTTCCATTTGATGTAGTTGTAGAACCATCAGACCAAGTTGTTGTGGTAACTGGTGTTGTTGTGGTTGTGGTGGTTGTAACTGGAGTTGTGACTACAACGGTATCAGTATAATTTTGGACAGTTCCATATCCATTTCCATCAAGATTACTTACACTATAAGTTACCTGTGCAGTTGAACTGGTAGTTGAGTTGGATGTGGATGTTGTAACTTGGTTTGCAGTAGATGTTGATACAACTGTTGGTGCTTGATTTTGTTGCTGTTGTTGTGCAGCACCATTTGAAGCCGCAGCACCATTACCATTAGCACTGATTGTTCCACCAACTGTACCAGCAACAATACCAGTAATAATATCGTCAAGTGCCTGAACATTCTGTTGTTGTGCAGATGTTCCACCAACAACAAAACGTGATGAATCTAACCAGTTGATATCTGAAACAGTAATAATCGTTCCTGTAACTCCCGTCCCAAGAGCACCAGCACGACCAATCCAACTCATTGCCTGGATTTTATCGTTGGAATCCTTGAAGAGTGGAATACCTTGACTATTGGTGATTGCTGAAATCGCAGCAAAGTTGATTGTAATACCTGGTGTAATATAAGTGCTATTAACCCAACTTGAGACATTGGCAGTCATACCATTTGCACCACCGATGACGGTATTACCACCACCAAGTCCCATGATCAGAGATGCAACAGAGTTATTGCGAGCAGTGCAACATCCAGGATTCTCTGTCGTAAAGTATGCAAATCCCCCATTCGTAATAAAGTTAGTATAAAGAGATGTTTCAGAACTTGTAAGAGCAGTTGGATATCTTAAGTCCCAAACCTGTTGATATCCAGTGAGTGAGGATGGAGGTCCACCAGTTGTAACTGTGTGACCTTTTGCTTGCAATCTACCAACTACTGCTTGAGTAACTGTGCTGTAGTTGGCGTCAACAACGAATACATTATCTGCAAGTGCTGCTGTTGGGGCAAAGATTAATGCCAACGCTGCAGCAAGCGTCCTTCCTCTATAAGACATAAGAATCCTCTATGGTTCAGTGTGTACTAAACAAAACAAACCGAAGTGTGTTTAATGAAGTATTCACCGAATCACAGAGGACTCGGAGTATGTAGATTCAGACCAATTAAGATCAAGAATCAGTTATGGTTGTATCCTATTTATCCTTTTTTCCATGCTTCGCCTTCTGCCTTACGGCGGCGAGCAAGTCCTGCCTCTACGTTAGAACCAGGGTTTCTGTAGAGAAACAGAGCATCAGGAACTAAATCCCATTCTTTATTTTTCAAACGTTTGGTAATTGTATTAAAATTACCATCACCGTAAAAACCAGCACCCAAATTATAAGCGAAAGATAGGAGGGCACCTCTTTTACCATCACTCATTTCTCCCCAGTGTGGGATCTTACGAAGTGATGGGAGAAAGTTATGCTTACATTCTTCAATCAGAAGTTCATCTGCTTCTGCTTGAGTAATTGTATCACCCATCTTGAATGGCGATCCATCCTTCTTACGAGTACCACCCCAACCAATTGTGATTGGAAGATTGCCCGAAAGAGGATCAGGATAAGCATTTAATCTACATCCTTCAAACTCTTTAATTAATTTGATGCCCATCATTGGAACATCGTCACCACCTGTTGCGGGAGCAGGAGCTGCAGCAGCGGCAGGGGCTGGTGCAGCATTATTCTTTTTTCCTCTATAAACCTCCGCCCAAGCAGCATTATCTTCAAGATATTCTTTGGGTAGATTATCTTCTAACCATTGAACTGCTTTGACATGATTCGCATTCTTGTCATCATAAAATCTAAAAAAGTTATGTAAATCTACTTTTGCCATTGTTAGTTCCTCCTTTGTTATCAATCAAAAATACGACCCCAACCGTCATTGCCACCTGGGCACCAACGATACTTGAGCATTGCTTTGGTATAAATGGTCTTCTTACCATTTGTTACTGGACCAGTGTAGTTATCATTACATGAACCATATGGATCATTAATGTAGTACCCTTTCTCATCTGGTGTCTTACCAATCACTACAACCATGTGCCCGCCAGTAGGTGCAGAAAGAGGACCCCTGTGTAGGATACCAATAACACAGGGCTTTCCAGCATCAAGGCTTTTATCAAGATCAGAGAAAGAAAGATTGTAACTAAAGTGTGACTTAACACCATAAGCCGCAAGAACTTTTGTCTGTACCGCATGGTCAGTCGTGTCGCCAATCTCAAATACTTTCTTGATATATTCATCATCACCTTTGATGCTTCCTGGCTTGAGGAATGCAAGACACATTGCACACGATGAAGAGTTGCAAGTTCTATGTGCATCTCTGTAGTTATCTACTTGGTTGAAGTAAGGAACTGCAAGAACTGCTGGAGCAGGTGGGGTTGTTCTGAAGATATTAACCCACTCGGTCTCCGAATCGTCCATGAATTTTTCGGGCAGATGGTCTTCTAACCATTGAACTGCTGCTACATGGTCTTCATTCTTATCATCATAAAATTTAAAAAAGTTGTGAAGGTCTAATGTCATAGAATATTACCCTATACACTGCAGGTATTTATAAAAAAAGCGCCTCCTTGGGCGCTTGATATCAAACTCTATAAAGTTTTTCTTCTGGCATAGATTCCCTTTTTTGCCTAACAGCATCAAGATCTTCTTTTTCTACACCTTGGAGATATTCCAGAATTTTTGCAGGTGTTGTTTCCTCATAAGGATCTTGTGATGCATTATCCAACTTCATTTTTTCCATGAATAGTTTTTCAATTACACCATCATCAATTACAACAGCAT